GGCTTCAACTGCACCTAGAATTGTGGTAATTTTACGCGGGATCCTTGGACAAAATATCACACCGGTACGCTAATTATATTAGTGAACTTCTGAAATGGAATGGGGGATGCCACGTTAAATCCAGAACCCCTATTTTTTATGTTCTAAAATAAAACAAATGAACAAAGTTCAAAATTACGAATTCATTGAAGTTGTAGTTCCCCAGTCATCAACTGGAACCCGGTTTTACTTTCCTGATCAACCCCAGTTGAGGTTTGTTTCCTTGCTTAATCTTGTTTGCTATACTCCTGACACTATTACAAATAGTGTTTTGTCAGGTAATGCTTTGTTGACATTGGCAAACTTGAAAACAACTTATTTGGTACTTTACTACAATGATAAAGAATCAGTTAACCGTATTCCTGTACTGGAATTAAACAGGGTTGTTTCAAATGCTGCTACTGCTGCTTTCAGCTTTGATATTACCCCATTTGCTGGTCAACAAATTATTTGGGCAAAGTCATATATTCAAACCCCAACTGCTTATGCTTCAATTAGTGCTGCTAATTTCAGTGTGTGCTTTGGTGTTTACTATGCCTAAAAAATTCACTTTCCTTTCACCTTTAATATAATTGTATGGCGAATCCGAATAATGCTGGAATTGTTGGAACTTCTGATGTGATGGAGTGGTATGATCGTAATGCTCCAACTCATTTTTGGTCTGTTACTGATTCAAAAGGAAGGTTTATATTTTTAAATGTTGAAAATGATGAAAATATATCCAGGGAAAAATTGGAAGCTAACATAAGAGCTGCCGAATCCCAAGGTATTGAAGCAACATACACATTAAATATATATCCAAAAGTTCCAAAATGCGGTTATTATTCAAAAAGGGATGAACCAATGGTTGTATGTGTATTTAGACCAACTGCATTTAATCCAATTTCCTACCAACCAATGAATCAAATGGGTTATCCTGGTCAACCTAATTTGATGACAGAAATTAATGCTTTGCGGTCAGAAATTGCAGCTTTAAAGATGCAACAGGAAATTGATGATCAGGATGATGATGATGATGAACCGGAAGAAAACTTTCTTTCCGGTTTAATGAAATCACCACAAATACAGACAATGATACTTTCACAACTTAGCAGCTTATTTGCACCTGGTCAAAAGGTAACGCACGTGGCTGGTATTGAAAAAACGGAAACAATGGCAAATGAAACCGAAATTGAAAACGAAGAACGGATTTATAACGCAGTTGAAAGGCTGAAATTGGTTGATGAACATTTGGCAAGTGATCTAGAATTACTTTGCGAAATGGCAGAAACTGATAAATTCCAGTTCAACTTTCTTTTAAAAATGTTAAGAAAATAAGTTATGCCGGAAATTACTGCTGACAAGATTATTGGAAAAACACTATTTGCTAAAAAAGATTTGACCAGGTTAAATTCTTCCTTGGTTAAAATTGGAACCATTGTGAAAGGATCACCGGTGGGGCAAGTTTATTCATATATTCAAAGGGGTGGAAATGTTTATTGGCAGTTTATTGACTTTAACAATAAGCCTTATTTTATCATTCACACTCCTGATAGTTTCAAATTTACTGGTGATGTTAAACAGGCAGTCCAGGAACAAAAAAAGGAAGTTGAAAAGTTAGAAAAACAAGAAAAGGGATCAGTACCGTTTTACATTGAAAAATATGGCAAATGGATATTGTTATATGGAATAGGTG